ACATGACATGAATGAACAGCCTAAGCCAGTATGCAAAGACTGCTCAACACCTTTAGACCGAGTGTTTAAAATAGGAGCAGTTCAGTTTAAAGGCGGGGTCTGGGGAAGAAACTAATGACATTTGAAGAATGGCTACAGCATGGCCTTACTAACGGCTGGGTTGGACCTAGCGTTTGTCACACTCACGATGGCTTACCTATGAGCGAAGAAGAATATGATGAGTATGACCGCGGGGATGACCCTTGCATACATATTTTAAGACTTTACGACAGCCCAGAGAACAAGGCTGAAGTAGAGGCAAACCATGCACCCAGTGTGTGGCGAGCGACCAATTCAGGCTACGAAGTATAAGGAGACACAATGGCCAAAGGTAAAGGCGGAGCACCAGCTCCTGTTAAATCAACAACTACTCGCAACAACGGCAAGGCTTCTAAAAAGCGCCCCAAGTTTTTTGACGCAATTAAGCGCAAGTTAACTACAAAGAAAGACTAAATAAAAAATCCCCCTGCTAAACAGCAGGGGGATTTTTACTAAGAATTAAGCCAGCGGCTTTTCTTCTTCGTCATCGTCAAGAGCATGTAGCTCATCGACATCTCCAAAATCACTCATGTCAGGAGCATCAGCTGCTGAGTCTTCAAGTGCTTTTTTAACATTTGGGTCATCCTGCGACTGCTTTGCAACAGCTGCACGGAAGCCTTTCTCAATGTCCTCGTCTGTAATACTGGCATCCCAAGCTAGTTGGACACCAAAGTAAATAACGATTGATGAGAATACGGTCATAACACCGGTCAATGCGCCCATTAGTGGGCCAATACCTGCTGCGGCACCAGTAGCCATACCTGGAATAGCGGCAAACATGATTACACCGATGGTTCTTTTTAGTAAGTTACCTAGTTGTTTCATTATTTAATCTCCTGCTTGCAAGACTTGCAAATCTTAGGTGCAACGGCTGATACAGGAGTTTGTGCGACGACTTGTTCTTTTTTAACGGCGGTTGCCTTTGGTGCTTTTTTAGCTGCGGCCTTTTCTTCAGCAATCTTCTTTACTAAGAATGCGTGAGCGTCATAGACCTTGCCAGAGATTCCTCCACCAGAAATGGTAGAAAGAGTGAAGTGCAGGTGAACACCACTGCTTGCACTTCCGGAGGTTCCAGCTCCACCTACTGAGTCACCAGACTTAACCTTGGTGCCTACCTTTAGAGGAGACTGCTTGTTCATGTGGCAGTATAGGAAGAAGTGCTTCCCAACTTTTAGCTCAATAACCCATCCAAGGACGTCAGTCCACTTGTTTAGGGTAATTTCACCATCTCCAACAGCAGGAAGCGGAGTTCCAGCCTTGAAACCGTTGTAATCTACACCACGGTGAGGGCCTAGACCCATTGATTTACGCTGTGCTGAGTGAGAGCCAAATGGGTCAGCAACTTTAGGGAACGGTAAACGGTAATTAGACATAGGGGATTCCTTTCGGTACCCTTCTATTGTCCCTTATTCGTCCCTATTTCGCAGTGGAAACGTAACTACCCAGATAAACAATGAGCCAATAATACACCAACCAACTACGGTTTTAGCGCTACCTTCTAGTACAACCCAGGCAACAAACATGCCCAAAAGTGTCCAGATTTGACCAATTAAATCATTTAAAAACTTCATTTTTCTTTCCTTCGGCTAGAACTCGATGACCCTGATGAGGCACTTGCAGCAGCAGCGCTAGCAGCACTTTGAGCCGCCATAGTTGCCGCCTGTGTTGCTACCTGTGTAACAATGATGGCAGAAATTACAACTTTTTGTGCCTTTTCTCGCACAGCAGGTGGTAAATCTGCACCAATGTTTCCAAGAGCATTGAAAGCGTCAGCTAACCCTTGAAACGCTGCCCCCAAAAATGGAATTGCCGCAACTGGGTTATTGTTGTCAAATTCCCTTGGGGGTATTATTTTGGGCTAGGTACGAATGTCGCTCTCGGTAAGTATGCACCATCAGCAAAGTATTTGACTACTGCCTTCTTTGGCTTACGTTTGCTAGAAGCAGTTGGTTTAGGAATGTTCGCTAAATCAACTTTTGCTTGAGCCAATCTAGCCTCTAAATCATCAACATTGGCTACTGCTCCCTGAATAGCATCGAATACAGTTGCGTATTCTGTTTTTAAGTCACGTAGTTCTGCATCGGCTACTGCCTTATCATCGCTACGATTTTGCCAGTTAGACTCAGAGTCATTCATAACTGTTTCATGTCCGTTAAGAACCGTACGTTTACCTGCTAATTCTTGGCTCAACATAGAGTAATTTAGGTGCTTACCATCATAATTAGCTTCAGCGTTTAGATAAACAACATTTGCTTGCTCCTCAGCGGCCACTGCCTGAACATAAAAAGTTATCTTGTTGTTTAGTACAGCAAGAAGTGTTGGGTCTTTAACCAAGGTGGCCACTGCCTCTTGTGTAAAGAATGATGCTGGGGCTACTGCGTAAGAACCTCCATTGAGGGGTTTGTAGTTTAAAGTAGAACAAGCACCGCCACCCCACTCATAGAACCAAGCGTCAATAGCGTAAGACTTTCCACCGGTAAACGAGAACAGACCTGTAGAGTTTGCTCCACAACCTTTTAGTGACCAGTCGTTGATTACCTGAGTTCCGTTGATAGACATGTAGAAACCATCATCGGCAGGAGCCTGGAAGTAAACCCTAGTTGTAGTTGGGTAAGTAATGTAGCCCTTGTAATGAAGCATTATGTAATCAGAGCCACAACCTAGGATGTCACCGCCACCCCAGTTAGCATCAATGTTGGCCACGGTAGTTGTCTTACATTTAGTGTAAGCAGTGTCTGATTTCTGTGGAGGGTTTCCATAACGACTAATGCCCGTGTAAACATCTACCTTTAAACCAGGGGTATTACTAGTGCCACCAACATTGATTAACTTAGTGTCGTAATCATTTTGAGCTTGATTCATCTGAGACTGAGCATTATCAGCATTTTGCTGAGCCAATAAGTAATCATTGTAAGTATTATCTACCAAATCAGCGGCAACGTTTACTTCTTCAATCGCTGCGGCTACTACCTGTTCAGCGGCTACTACTAGACCAAAGTAGTCATCATAGGTAGCCTTGTTTGAGATATACGCTGCTTCGGCAGCGTCTAGTGCGTCTTTAGCTTCAGTAGCGATAGTTTGAGCAGAATTTATTTTGTCAGCCTGGTCGTTAGATGAGTTAGTCCAACTATCTAGGTTAGCTTGAGCAGCTTCAAGTTGCGACTGAAGGTCATTAATCTTGGCTTGAGCCTCAGCAACTTTTTGGTTGTAGTCAGTTGTGCTGTCAGCCAAAGCAGGGCTAGACAGGCCAAATATAAGAAATAGTGAAGTTCCAGCTACAAATAGAGTTGAAAATTTACGAAGATTTTTCATCGTCAGTGTCCTTTACATTTTTAAGAGCGACAGTTTGTTGAAAAGCCGCGTTAATTTCATTAATGGTTAGCTTTCCATCTTCTAGGAAAGCCAGGGCCAGAAGCTCTACAACTTTAGCTACTGCCATAACACCGCCCATTACAGCACTAAACCAGATAGGAATTTCAATACCGCTCATAGAGCCTGCTACTGTACCGGCACCAATTACGCCCAGTGCGGAGGCAACAAAAGTTGCGAGCACGCGTAACAAAACATTGTTAAAAAGTTTCATAATTTTTTCTAAACTAGTGATTTTTAAGGGAGTTTAGGTATAGAAACGCGTATTTTAAGCAGATAACTGCGCGATTGATTTGACAAATTGAGTCAATTCCATTGTCCCCTATCAAGGTGTGTTTTTTTGGCTAAACCTTGCACACCTCTGTATTTCTGTGTTATGGTCTTACCTATAACTTAATAGTGAATGTCACTTCGACAATAAACGACCCAGAAAAGAAATCGGTAGTTTACCAGTGAAATACTGCAACAAATGTAATGTTAATAAACATGTGGATGAGTTTAATGCTGATAAAAAAGCAAAAGACGGTAAATCCTATTACTGCAAAGCTTGTAAAAAAGCTTCTAGAAATAGGGTGTCTACAAGGCGATATAAAAAGACATTTAGAGGAAAACATCCTTTAAAAGTTAGATTAAGCCAAGTTTGGACGTTTTATAAGTTGGATGCAGACACCTACTTAGAGATGGTCTCTAAAGGGTGTGCAGTATGCGGTTCTATGGAAAACCTATGTGTTGACCATGACCATTCGTGCTGTGAAGGCAAATATTCTTGCGGACAATGTGTTCGAGGAATTCTTTGCCGTTCTTGCAATCAGGCGGAAGGATTTTTAAAATCCAATCCCGCACTAGCTAGGAAGCTGGCAGACTACCTGGAAAGGTAAGTCGCTAAATGAAAAAGTACGCAATGATAGCCGGAATTGTATTAACTCTTGCCGGTTGCGCTGCATCAACAGCCACAGCACATACGCCAAACGTTGTTAATGTAGTTACAAAAGAAGTAAAGCAAGTACCTTTGCACCAAAAGTTAATTAAAGTTGAAAAGGTACAACGCAATACTGAACAAATGAAAAAAGTAATCAAGTATCTAAAGACACGCGTAGGAAGAACTTCTTATGTGTTCTCAGGTGCCAGTCCTCGTGGATGGGACTGTTCAGGTCTGGTTCGCTGGACCTATGAACGATTTGGACTCGAACTACCACACTCAGCTGATGCCCAAGGGCATTTAGGCAAAAGAGTATCTACCCCTAAACCAGGGGATATCGTTGTATTTGCATATAAAGGCTCTACCTCGTTTTACCATGCCGCTATTTACATTGGAAACGGTAAAATAATTAATGCGCACTACGGAGCCGACGCTACAATAATTCAACCATTAACGGATTACAAGAGCGGACAAATTAGGTTTGTCCGGGTAGTCCAAACCTTATAAAAAGTAATACAGCCCCGTCACTCGTTTAGGGTGGCGGGGTTTTTATTTTATGTCATACTAGCCGTAGATTTACTAGACCAACCACGTGCAGTGGAAGGAAACACCCGACAAGGTATAGGGT